CGACGGGCACCTCGGCCATGCCGAGCTGACGCGCTGCGAGCACGCGACCGTGACCCGCGATGATGCCGCCGTCTTCGTCGACGAGCACCGGCGTCGTCCAGCCCCACTCGCGGATCGACGCCGCGAGCTGCGCCACCTGCTCGTCGGAGTGCGTGCGGCTGTTGCGCGCGTACGGCGTGAGCTTGTCGAGGGGCCAGCGTTCGACCTCATCCGCCGGGTTACTTTTCCCTACCTTTGATTCCGTCTTCTTCATGCTGCCTGCCTTCTGCGTCAAAACTCGTAGCAGGTATCCGTATCGCCCGCATCTCGACGTAACGGCGTAACCCCTTCTAAAGAAGGGGGTTACGTTACGTTACGCCATTCGGTGCCTTGCCAACGTAACGAATTACCTGAAAGTTACGTTCCGTTACCATCGTTACCATCACTTTCTTGACGCGATGCGCAACGCGTTTGCGTGCTCGCCATCGACCATCTTCCACCCGTGTTCGTGCGCTTCGATGGCCCCGCCTTCGAGGAGCTGCTGAACGAACTTGCCACCGTTCGGCTTCACCGTCTGCTTTGCGGAGCTTTCGCGCATCCCGTTCTCGACGAGGTAGGCGACGGCAGCGGAGCGCGAGAGGTACGGAAGACCGTCTCGGAATTCCGCACCAGCGGCCCACCACGCGGCCTCGTAGGTTCGCCGCGCCTTGTCGGTCGGGCTCGGCTTCTTCGCGCGCCCTTGGGCCGGTTGCGCGTCGGCGTCGCGCACGAACACCGCCCCCTTGATCTCCTCGCCGTCTTCGTCGACCCACCCGAGCGCGACGGGCTCGAGGCGACCGAACATCGGCGCGGGCGGTTCGGCGTCCTTCATCTTCACGCAGCTGAGCTCGATGGCCCCGTCGTCGGCCTTCGAGACCATGATGGAGGCGTCGAGGCTGGCTTTGAACGCGCTCGACCCGCGCGCGCGCCCCTTGGCCCCCTCGCCGTGCCCGACGTGGTGATTGAGCACGACGGCCGAGCGAAGCGCGGAGGCGACCACGTTGGCCGCGTTGAAGAAGTTGCGAACGTCGCGCGCCGCGTTCTCGTCGCCGGACATGTGATTGTTCACGGTGTCGATGACGACGATCACCGAGTCGGCGTCGGTCAGCTCGCGCACGGCCGCGATGATCTGCGCCGCAGCGGAGGCTGAGTCGAGGTCGATGCCCTTGTTCGAGATGAGCAGGTTGTCGAGCTGCTCGACGCCGTGATGGCGACACCACGCGGCCACGCGTTGCCGGATGCCGTAGTTACCTTCGCCAGCGAGGTAGATGACGACGCCGGGCTTCGTGCGCTGGCCCATCCACTCGCGCCCGGCGGCGATGCTGCACGCGATGTCGAGCGTCACGAAGGTCTTTCCCGCGCCGGATTCGCCGAAGACCATCGTCGTGCCGGATGCGGGGATCCACTTCTTCACCGCCCACTCGAGCGGCGCAGGTTGCGAAAGGAAGCTCGTCGCCCTCGTGAGGAAGTAGTCTGACGGCGCGTTCTCTGGCGCGGGCGGGAGGAACCCGGCTACGTCGTCGCTCAGCGCAGCGTTCGCCGCCACGTCGTGTTCGACCTCGTACCGCGACGCCGAGTGCACGAGCTGCCGGAGCTCCGAGGCCGGGAGCGGCACGTCGCAGCGCGTCTCGTTCGTGACGCTGAGCGCGGCGAGGATCTCTGGCTCTCCCATGCCGTAGCGGCGCATCAGCCCCGCGAGCCTGTGGAGGCCGTTGTTTCGGTTGCCCGTGATGAGCGAGCCGTCTCCCGTCAGCGCCACCGGCTGGCGCCTCTTCGCCTCGATGCCTTCGAGCCAGCGGGCGGGAATGCCCATCGGGGCCACGCCTTCGAACGGGTCGGAGCTGAGTTCCCACCGGTACTCGCGACCCTCAATGCGGCTCGGGAAGGCGACGAAGTAACGGCCATCGGAAAGGAGGTCGATGCCGTCGCGTAGCTTGCAGCTCTTCACGCCCTCGACGTAGGCGGCGAGGTAGTGTTGCCCACCGCCCGCCGTGAGCTGCACGGCGCCATCAGGCTGCGCGCCACGCTCGTCCGTCCACGCGCCCCACGAGTCGTCGCCGCCGTTGCGCGGGTCGATGTCGAAGACGACGAGCCCTGAGGCCGCGCCGCAGGCGATGCCCACGTTCCGGTCGTCGTGCCCCTCGAACCATCGGCGAATCGTCGCCTCGTCCGTCGTCGCGTCGTTCACCCCGTGCTGCGTCGCCGGGAGCTTGCCGTTCGGCACGATGGGGAGGACCGGCCAACCCCACGAAGCGTAGGCGAGCGCCGCTTCGAGTGGCGTCACTTGTGGGCCTCGAGGTAGTTCGAGAGGGCGACGAGCGTCGAGTGCTTCGGGTTCGCGTTCGCCCCGCTCCTGATGCGCGCGATCGAGTTGACGTGCAGCCCCGTCGCCTCGGCCACGATGTCGAGCCGCCGGTCGGCGAGCCGTTCCTTGATTTCTTCGAGCGTCAGCATGGTTCGAGCCTCCTGCGGCGCATCCTATCACTGTTCGCAGTCTACAGCGCAAGAAATAAAAAAAGCACGTCGATGTCGATTGTCTTCGACAACCGAAACGCACTCGCGTAGAAACAACACATCGCCCAAACGGAATCACCCGACCGAGGCGATGAGGAACGAAACGATGAACATCGAAACGCTGATTGCCGCGCACGAAACCGCGAAGGCCGCCCGCCAGTCGCTTGCAGTTGACGTGCTCTTTTCGAAGAGCGCCTCGAAGGCCCTTCGCGCAGCGGAGCGAGCAGAGCGCAACGCGCTGGCCGCCGTTCGTATGGTTCGCCCGGAATACTTGAAGCACGACCCGGTTGTTGGCCACACGCCTTGGTTTTACCGCTGAGGCACACCGCACCGCCCATGAGGGAACGCGGGGCTCGATGCCCCGCCGGTGCGCCCCGTCAACCGGATTCCCCGACCGACGGAGAAAGCAGAAAAGGCCAAATGGCAATCAGCATCAAACGCACCCGCGAAGCGCACGCGAACGGGGTCAAGCTCCTCGTCTTCGGCGCGGCTGGCGCAGGCAAGACGAGCCTCATCCGCACGCTTCCGAACCCCATCATCATCAGCGCGGAGGCCGGGCTCCTCTCGCTCGTCGGCGAAGACCTGCCGTACGTCGAGGTGTCGAGCATGGCGACGCTGCGCGAGGCGTACGAGTGGCTCGCAGGCTCCGACGAGGCGCGCAGCTTCGAGTCGGTCGCCGTCGACTCCATCAGCGAGATCGCCGAGGTCGTGCTGAACTACGAGAAGAAGGTGGCCAAGGACCCCAGGCAGGCGTACGGCGCGATGCAGGAGCAGATGACGGACCTGATCCGCGCTTTCCGCGACCTGCCGGGGCGCCACGTCTACATGAGCGCGAAGCTCGAGAAGTCGACCGACGAGATGGGCAAGGTGTTCTACGCGCCGAGTATGCCCGGCAACAAGACCGGGCAGCAGCTCCCCTACTTCTTCGACGAGGTGCTCGCGCTCCGCGTGGAGAAGGACGCCGACGGCGTGCCGCAGCGCGCCCTCATGGCGCACCCGGACGGCCTGTGGACGGCGAAGGACCGCAGCGGGCGCCTCGACGCCTGGGAAGCGCCGGACCTCGGCGCGGTGATTCGCAAGATTGGGGGTGCGCAGTGAATCATCGCCTGACGCCAGGACCGCTCATGGATTTCTGCATTGAGACGTGCACCGACACGGACAGCCTTCTTCAGCTGGCCGACCTCATGCACCCGCCGCAGCCCAAGCAGTACGTGTTCAACCGGCACGATTGGGAGCAGCACAAGGACAAGATCATCGACGCGCTGAAAGGAAAGCCATGAGCCGCGAACTCGACGAACTCTCCGCCCAGTGGTGCGACGCGAAGGCCGACGAGGCGATCGCCGTCGCCCGCCGACGCACCATCGAAGACCGCCTCGTCGAGCTCCTCGCGCTTGAGGAGGGCAAGGAAGGCACGACCAACGCGAAGACCGAGACGGGCTACGCGATCAAGGTCGTAGGCCGCATGAACCGCAAGGTCGACGCCGAGCGCCTTCAGGAACTCGCCGCCGAGCACGGCCTATCCGAACACCTCGGCAGCCTCTTCCGCTGGAGCGCCGACATCAACGCCGCAGCCTGGAAGGCCGCAGCGCCGACCATCACCGCGCCGCTCCTCGGCGCCATCACCACGACGCCCGGGCGACCGAGCTTCGCAATCACTGCCCCCCACAAGTCAACCGACAGCAAGAAAGACTGAACACCATGGCATCCTTCGATTTCGACGCATCCTCCGTTCCCGTCACCGAGAAGAACTTCGAGGTGCTCCCCGCGGGCTGGTACACGGCCAGCATCACCGGCGCCGAGGTGAAGCAGACCAAGAGCGGCACGGGGCAGTACCTCCGCATCGAGTACACGGTCTCGGGCCCGACCGGCGCGGGCCGCAAGGTCTGGTCGAACTACAACGTGCGCAACGAGAACCCGAAGGCCGAGAGCATCGGCCGCGAGCAGCTCGCCGAGCTCTGCCGCTGTGTGGGCCTCGCTCGCGTCAACGACACCGACCAGCTCCTCGGATGCAACGTCAGCGTGAAGCTCAAGGTCCGCGAAGCCTCGAACGGCTACGACGCGCAGAACGAGGTGCAGGGGCACAAGGCGCTCGAGGGCTCCGCGCCGCCTGCTCCGGCGGCTGCACCGAAGGCCGGGCCGAAGGCAGGACCGAAGCCGCCCTGGGCGAAGTGACCCTTTGAGAAGGTGAGGGCCGCCGCCGGAAGGCGTTCGTCGGCGGTCCTCGCTTTCGCCTGTAGCACATGAGAACCCGAACGACGACGAAGGCACCCATGAAGATCCCCGAACCCCAGAACACCATCACCGCCCTCATCGACGCAGCGCACGAAGCGAAGCGCGCGTCGCACAAGGAGTGCTTTCGCCCGCACATGGGCGCGAGCACGCTCGGCGAGAAGTGCGAGCGGAAGCTCTGGCTCTCGTTCCGTTGGGCGTTCCGCGAGCAGTTCCCGGGGCGCATCCTGCGGGTCTTCCGTCGCGGGCACCGCGAGGAGGAGACGGTTGTCGAAGACCTCCGCGCGATCGGAATGAAGGTGCGCGCCACGGGCGCTGACCAAACGCGCGTGGAGTTCGGCTCGCACGTCTCGGGGTCGATCGACGGCATCATCACCGGAGGCGTGCCGGAGGCGCCGAAGACGGCGCACGTCCTCGAGATCAAGACGCACTCGAAGAAGTCGTGGGAAGACGTCGAGAAGCA